TATAAGCTTTTACACCTTTAGCAGTCATACCTGCTCCGCTTTTAGTAGGTCTATAATTAGCCCCTTTGCCTTTAGTAGTGCGTCGTATAGGTTTTTCTTTACGTTTTGCTTTAGCCATAAACTCCCTGCATACAAATCCTTATGTAATCTATAAATAGATGCAGGTAGTCTTATTGACTCCTGAATACTTTATATCATAGCTATTATTATTAATAAGATAAAGTTTTTTAACTTATAGTAACAGTCACTGAGCCGACAGCTGAAGTAGCAGTTCCTACAATACATTTAGCTGTAAATGGTGTAGAAAGGTTTACAAACTCAAACCCATCCCATAACTGTAAAGAATTAGTAGAGGTATTAAAAATTATAGTGCCGGTATTAAAATTTTGTTTATCTCTATCCGCAGTATTAACTTGATAAGTATTTAATATATCTACTTGCCCTAAATTAAGTTCAAGTATTCTAATTAATTTATTAAATAATTCTGGACTTACTTCATCTACTGCAAAAGGCAAATTAGTCGGTAATAATTTAGCCATTACCTTCTACCGTCTTGCCTTACATCTACTCTTGTAGCTCCTAATCTCCAACCTGTGCCTGTATTAGCAGGTGCGTTATCATCATCTGATTCTACTCTAAATACAAACTGTCTACCCCTAGCTCTTATATGTTTTTGAGTTGTAGTAGAAGTAATTTCACTAGTATTAGCAGTAGATAAGTCCTCATTAGGAAAGTTTCTAACTTTAGTAACCATATTTAATTGACCGCCACCAGAATTAGATAAAAACTTAACATCAGGTATAAGCCTATTTATAAACGAAAACGTATCGCCCTCACCAATATCAATATCAGAACTTTCTATAAACACACCTGTCATAGGTTGACCATCGTCATCAAAACCAGTTTCATGTTGATAAATATAATTATTAGCACTAGCTTGTGGGAAATTTTCTACCCCCTCGTCTAACCATGAAGTTCTAATAAGTTGTCCATATGTCCAAGTATCTTCTTCATAGTTATATATTACATATCTATCTATTTCATCAGACGAAGCAGAAGGATAAAACCATCCGACTTCATTTTTATTATTTATAGTAAAAGCAAATATTTTATAAGCCTGACTTCTATTTATATCACTAAATACATAATTTTGTACTGTGCACCTTACTTTATTAACAGCTCCTGTATAAGCATAAAAATTTTCATAACCCATCCATAAAACAGCTTTCGGTGTAGTTATAGCTGCTTTTGGAGCCATCAAACCAGAGTTTTCATTTATTAAATTAATTCCGAAAGTAAAAGGAGGTCCAATAAATTGCATAGAATATAATGATGTATCTGTCCATACTAATATTTCTTGACGGGCTTTTACACCTCCAACAATTAAAGAACCAGAAGATAATCTTAAACTTCCTGCTGTATTAGTAGTTAAAGGTTTAAATACTGCAGGATTTTCTTGATCACTAAAAGTTATTAACATAGGGTCTATAGACCCTGTTCTAGCATCCTCATCAGCATTTAAGGGATCAGAACCTAAAACTATTAAATGTCTATCAGTTTCTGAAGTTAAAACTTGTAAAGCTTTTGTAGGTGTTAAATTAGCTCCTGATAATGATGATAA